ATTCCACCTTCCGGGGGCATTGGCATATCAGCCGGTGGGGCCATCATTTCAGCGGGCATCTCCATCGGAGCTTCGTCCTCGGCGACACCAGCCAACTTCTCAAGGGACATACGGAGTTGGAAATCTTCAGCGAGAAGAGCGGCCAACTCATCAGCCTTCATTCCGCGCGTACGCTCCATTTGCTGCGCCGCGTCAAACAACATCATTGCTTTAGCTTCGTCGATGCCGAGTTCCTCGACAAGCGCAGAGACGTCAGCGCCCTCGGGAGCACCCACAACCTCCTCGGCAACCGCTTCTTCTTCGACGACTTCTCCAGCACCTTCTGCGGGGGCGTCAGGCACTTCGCCTGTACCTTCAAGCATACGGTCGAGTTCCTCGAAAAGAGGACGCACATCTTTAGCAGGGGTCAGCTTTTCTTTGGCTTCAACTTCAACTTCTGCTTCGACTTTCTCTTCAGCCATGACGGCTCCTATTCCTCTAAGAGGTTGTTTGGTTCGGCTAACTCAAAAGCAATCGAGTCACCTACGGCGTTAATAAACTTGTTGGGCACCTTACGACGCTCTCCCGTCGCTCGGTCTTCAAAGATAACCATATCACGATACTCGACAGCACCCAGACGACGTAGGTTTCGCGGATGGCTATCTGCCTGCTCACGCGCTCTTTCAAGCAAGTCCGCGTCACGTAGAGGGTTCATTTACGGGACCCCGACAGTTGAGCTGCACTCTTCTTGAGGATGGGGTGGTTGGGCTCCGACTTCTGAAGACGTGCTTTTGTCTTGGAAATCTCTCTGTTCATACCTGCATCAAGAGATGCGGCCCTTGCCTTGTCTGCGGCGCGTTGACGCAGCATATCTACCCGCGCGGCCTTTTCTGACGCAGACTCGGACTCGATATGGATACTGTGCCCTGGGTATCTCTGCTTGATGGTGGCACAAGCTTGGTCGAACTGCTCTTTGGTTTCGCACACACCGAGTACGCCCATATCTACAGGAGCAAAGTTACCGTAACCGCCACCCTTTCCATAGGGTGCATTCCCGTGGGACCAGTCGATTTGGCGGTCTCCACCGCAGTGGGGGCACTCGGGGATCCCCTCGTTGTCGTCGTACAACACATCGTCATCGATGTAGAAGCATGACGTACATTTCAAGCCGTTCGCGATGAGCATTACTTCTGCGCCTCTTTGGTATACCCGTCTTTATACCAGCCTGGTCCTTTTAAGACAAACGAACTTTTACTGACGATGCGGTCAGTAAGTTGATTATCCAACGCACAGCGCGG